ACCTGTTCAGGAGTAACCACGAATACTGGAATGGTTCAGCACTCATTGTTGGCGGTTCGTTTGCTTTTGATAACACCAACGATGCCAACAAGACACAGTTTGCTGTTGCAGTTTCCACAGATGGTACGACCGCCGATCCCGCAGGCAACAATGGACAGTTTATAATTGATGGAAATGCGGGTGGTCGAATAAAAATGAACACCCCTGTGGCATTGGCTGTGAACAGTGATCCCGACACAATTACCGACTATGCACACATATACGCCAAGGACGAGGCATCCAGTGCTGAAGTGTTCGTAAAAGATGAAGCGGGTAACGTGACCAAGATATCTCCGCACAACGAACAGGGTGAATGGGAATATTACTCTAGGAACACAAAGACCGGAAAAGTTGTCAGAGTGAATATGGAAGAAATGATCCGTGACATAGAGAAACTCACGGGCAAATCTTATATCAAGAACGATTAGACTATAAAGTCTAATATAGTCTGTAACTTATCCTTTATAGGTTCCTGGTCAAACTTAAATCCTTGATCTTTTTAGGAGTGTAACGGGGGTGCAGTCTGAAAATTGTTTCCTGTGTTGTTTTTAGAGACATTATATCAGAGCCCAGCGCCTTATCTGCCGGCACCCACCCTTGGGTCTCGAAGGCTCTACAAACCTTTGAGGCACCCGCTGGTTTGATCATGTAACTCCAGGCCCCGTTGAAGTACGGATAGCCATATGGAATACGCCGTATCTTTTTTGGTTGGAGATTGTTCACTATCCAATCCGGCCATTTGTAGTCCATGTATTTGATTTCATGATCTTGTCGGACGCATCTTTCATACCCAGCTAGTGAAGGCCTACAGTTGTCTAGTTTGATTATGTCAGTGAAGTTGTCTTCTATGTCTGCGGGCAACGGTCGTATCTGGTAACCATCCTGCTCCAATATCAACAGGGTTTCATCTAGTTCAAAGCATTTTTTCCACAACAGGTAGTGACTGGCCGCACACCCCACTATGCCGGGCGTTATCTCCTTGACCTTGCGCTGGAACTGGCCAACGCCGTGCTCCTTGAACACATCTAATCCCGCGTTTCCGTATATGGCATCGAAGTATTCAACTTCGGTGCCAAATTTTTTCGCCTGTGCCACGCATTCTTCCGCTACATCACACGAAAGTGCATTCTCACGAAGTCTTATTATGAATGCCTTCATCCTCTGTACTCGTATACTTTATCCGCCTCACACAGAGTTCGTGAATGATGATATCCTAGATTCAACATAAGGTCGTGCAGTTTGCTGTTGATATTATCCTCGAATCTATTTTCCAACTGCTCCCATACTTCCAGTACCACGACAGGTTTAAATTTTTTTATTGTTTCCGTGGCACCTAATATAGCGTAGTATTCATAACCTTCTATGTCCAGGTGTATGAGATCACAGGCATTCAATCCGATGTCATCCACGAGATACACCGGGTATATACCATCCTGTTGTTTGATGTGCGTCTTTCCTACATTGATGTTGTTAGTTACGAGGTCAACCGTGCCGCGCTGGCTACCCAGACAGCCCTGGGTTTTGATCACGTTGTTCTCCTCTACGTTCAAATTCATACAATAGAAGTTCAAAAAATCCGGTTCATATGTGTAGACCTTGTTAAACAAGTTGGCGTACTGTTTGACGTAGTAACCACAGTTGCCGCCCGCTTGTACCACGACAGATTTGTTTTTCACGAAACTGCTTATTGTATGAGGTAGGTCTGGATATTTCTTCATGTATCTCCAGCAGTTGGTGTCGCTTTTGGGCCAAGCCCATCCTTCTCTGGTTTCTATGAGGTTCTTCATTAAATTATTAGATCCAATACAGTCTGCAACTTGCCTTTTATACTTTTGTTGTTGAGGGTGTTCCTCAGTCCCATATGCAGGTTCTTTGGCCAGCACTCGAATGCCGTCCAGCAGTAGCCAGAATGTTCTCCGTTCAATTTGGGTATGAATTCTGCGTCTATGGCTATGAGATATGTGTGGAAGAAGAACTTCTGGTCATTGCTTGTGAACATCTCTAGCGGTATCACCTTCTTGAACTTGGGTGTGTCACCTACTTCTTCCTGTATTTCACGTTTTAATCCCTCAAATGCGGATTCCGTGTACTTGGCCTGTCCTCCTACTAATCCCCACATACCAGCGGTCTTTTTATCAGTGCGTTGAAGGAACAGGAAACGCTTCGTAGAAGTGCTGTAGAACAGTGCGCCAGAACAGACTATGTTTTCTTTCATATCTTATTATAACAACCTATGAAGATTTTATCAAGGTGTCTGAGCGTCGTTGTTGTCTGCGTCATCACTTTGACTGTATCCGCCGTCAAGCACTATGCTCCAATTACCAGCGGTGTACACGCCCTCGTAAGATTTCACCCATTCCGTGCCATTGAACCTATACTGTATTCCCGTATTTAGATTTGTCACGTAGTGCTGTGTCGAGTCTGGATTCGATGCATCGAACGCCACGTTCCACTTGCCTGTGGTGCTGTTGTACTCTATGATGTCACCAACGCCAGCCACCAATGTACCCCATGTAGAACTCTGGAAACTGGCCGTGCTGTCTCCCACGTCATTGATCACTAGATATCTATCACCGTTGGCTGGTGTGCCTGGATCAAATGTGGCAGGATTGATTATCTTTTTCACTGCGGTAAGTGAGTTGGAAGGGATGGTGTCAGAATCTATGCTGTAGAGCAAGATAGTGTCGTCCAACGTGGTTGTGGCTATGGTGCCAACTATCTCGTTACCATTGGGCTGTTTCAATCTGATCTGTGAAGTGCCGTTCGTTACCTTGCCATACTGGTCAAGCAGTAACTTCCAGTTCACTGCTGGACCGAAAGTCTCGAAAGGATCATAGTTGTTGGGTTCGTTGGCTCCTGTGTGGAATCCGTCACCACCAGAACTGACATTGACTCCCGTAGTGCCCAACAATCTCAGTTGGTTTCCTGTGACCAACAGTCCGAAGTTGTTTGGTGTCACGTAACTCCTCGACATCAGTTCTCCATCTATGAGACCTTTGGCTATGCCGCCATCGTCGTCATATATGCTCATTATTATCTTCTGTACCACGCCCAGTTTCTTGACTTTCACAGGTGGTGACAACCATATTGGCATGGAGAACGTCAGTGTAGCCACGTCTATCTCTGAATCCGCGCCCACTGGTATGGTCCTCGAACTGAATGTCGTGCCCGTTAACTCCACGTAACTCAGGCTGGTCCAGTCGATGTAGTTGTCAGACTTCTGTATCTCGAAGTCTGGGTTGAAAAGGTACAGTATCTGTTCCATGATCTGCAGTTTTTGGTCTGTGTTTGAACTCCATATGTCCGCTGATACTTCTAGTCTGAACGGAGAAGGCATCACCTTTTCCACTGTGTACCCGGCACCCAGTTGGTTGGTGTATTCACCTGTGCTCTCATTGTAATCACGCTCTCGGAGATGCTGTTTCTCTATGTGGTAGGGATTCTGCATCCTGTCCCTGTCGTAGTTCAATTCCCTGACGTAACAGGCTATCCTCGGTGCGTACTGTAAGGCATTCTCTGAATTGTTCCTGATGATATTGGCAACCTGTCTGGTCGGATCACCGTAGGTCACAGGCACCGCCCTCAATTGCACAGAACCATCTGCGCCCTTGCCAGTCTCCACTGAAAAATTGCTCAAAATCCTTATGAATTGAGTAAGAAATTTCCTGACTTGGCCTTCGTAGAAGTGTAACATTAATTATCAGCCTTTGGTTTGAGCGCGTCGGTCAATGCCTGTCTCTGATCAACCGTCAGACCGTTTATGGTGTCAGTGGTCGTGTTGTTGACGAAACCTGTCTTGAAGTTTGCCCTTGAATCGTTGTTGGTTGTAGTTATCCTAACTGAATCCTCAACTTTGACCCATCTGGTGCCGTCATAACGGAACAGCCTGTTGGGTAGGTAATCTGTCCTCAGGAAGTAATCACCAGGGTCAACGCCCGATGTTGGGAACGATATACCAAACCCTGCGGGATTTCCGTTGGGTGCCACTCCGTCGCCGTCTAGATAGAAACCATAGTGTGAACTGGCCGGGGTGTCTATCACGGCGTTCACTGTGTTGTCACTGCTGGCCCTCTGAGCCTCTGTGTTCACATTCTCTGTCCTTATGTTTCCGCGTTCGTCGATCGGTGCGACATAATACTGTTTGTAGTTGAAACCTGATTTTGGAGCATCCTGTTCCGCCTGTGCCACTATCTGATCATTGATGGTCTTCTCCCTGTTGTAGGTGCTCATGTAACTGGCCATTGATCCTGCTGTCGTGGCATCACCGATTATGTCCTTGAATTCTTGAGAATCTACCAGAGTCTTCATCTTCAATCTCAGTAGGTGTGGCCACCATGTCTGTGAGAATCCCTCCGCGGCCCTGTTGACGTCTTCGACTACGTAGTATCTCTTCAGTGCTATGGGTATGCTCTCATCCAATGAGTAATCTTCCTTCATGTGTGGGAACTCTATCACATCTCCCGCCATGGGTTTCCTGCCTATCCTCTCCACTATATCGTTCAAGTGTACCGTCAGGAACAATGTGTCGTTCTGTAGGAACATTCCAAACTGTGATAGATTGAAATCCGCGTCCTGCACGTTGTAGATGCCACGTACCACATAAACATCATCAGAATATTTCCTATCCCTGTTCTCTAGGAACAATAGATCCTGGATTGTGGTCTCGTTTAGATCACTACCCGTGACCCTGGGTTGGCTGGGCGAAGCAGGTCCATCCTTGTTGGTGTCTCCCTGATCGTAAGGACCCAGATATTTGTGGAAATGTAGATCCGTCCCTCCCACGGTGAACATCTCCTTGATGTTACGGTCAAAGAACTTGTAATCATTTCCCTTTTCAGGCTTGAAAATCGACAGTCTAGGCATATCATACATATTTATTGTATAGCTCAAACCAATAAATACGACTATGTCAGAACTTCAAACAGGACAACAGCAAATATTTGATTATGTGAAGAACAACCTCGGTGAGGGCATGATCGATGTGGAATTGGACCCAAAACACTACCAAACGGCACTGGAAAGGGCCACCAACAGATACAGACAGCGATCATCAAACGCGGTAGAAGAATCATACGCTTTCTTGGAACTGAAAAAGAATCAAAATTCATACATCCTTCCAGACGAGGTGATCAATGTGAGAAATCTCAACAGGAGAACAGTTGGATCTCGTACAGAAGGCGGAGAGGGCGGCACATTGTTCGAACCGTTCAACCTGGCCTACACCAACACCTATTTGTTGAGGGCGGGAGCCACGGGCGGACTGGCAACCTACTATGCCTTCGCAAGTTATCAAGAACTAGTGGGCAAGATGTTTGGAAGTTTCATACAGTTCCACTTTGACGTGGCCACAAAGAAACTGACGATCACACAGAGACCCAGGGCCGACAACGAGACCGTGTTGATGCACACCGACAACTACAGACCGGACATAACCTTGTTCAAAGACATCTATGCCAAACCATGGATCAGGGACTACACATTGGCCGTGTGCAAGGTCATGCTGGGCGAAGCCAGGGGCAAGTTCAACACTATAGCGGGTCCACAGGGTGGAACCACACTAAACGGTGACGCACTCAAGAACGAGGGAAATGCCGAGATGGAGAGACTTGACCAAGAGATCGGCAACTTCCAAGAAGGTGGCACACCACACAGTTTTGTTATTGGTTAATTCCAACCAGATCACATCTAAATAGTGTTGATGAAAAAATCCAATTACAAGAATTACTCTGACCTCACGCTCGACGAACTGGAAAAATTGGTAGAGGAATTGGAAACTATGAGCATCAAGGCATTGAAAGAACGCAAGAAAACCTTGAGGGCTTCAATACTGAGATCCGTGAGAAAAGCAATCAAAGAGATTGAAAAACGTCTGAAAAAATAGTATAATAATCCTATGCTGATAGGAGTGGTAGGATTGATAGGTTCTGGTAAAGACACCGTATCAAAGAGATTAGAGCAAAAGCACGGATTCCGCAGGGATTCCTTCGCCAAGAGTCTCAAGGATGCCGTCAGTGCCATGTTCAACTGGGATCGCGATATGCTGGAAGGCAACGGCGACGACAGCAGGCAGTGGAGGGAACAGCCCGACGAGTTCTGGTCAAAGAAATTTGGCAAGACAGTCACTCCAAGATGGGTGCTACAACACTTTGGCACGGAGGTTATGAGACAGCACATGCACGACGCGATCTGGATTGACAGTTGTCTGTCGAGATATGATGGTCGACCAACCGTGATATCAGACACGAGATTCCAAAACGAATTGAAGACAATCAAAGAGAACAAAGGTCAGATCATATTGGTCAAGAGGGGTGAATTGCCCACACGAGAACAGATGCAGGAAAAGGGTGCCCATAAATCAGAGTGGGACTGGATGGGATGGAACTTCGATCACGTCATAGACAATGATGGCACCAAGGAGGACCTGTACAAGAAAGTGGACGACCTAGTCGTCAGCAACAAGATCACCAATCCTCCAACCCAGACGACGGATCCCCTGCAACCGCTGGCAATTGGCGCAAACAGTTTTTAGATTACCCACTGATATATTACGCAGATTCCCGTCCACGAACAACACATCCAGTTGTTCTTTATCCTGGGCTTTGAATCCGCAAACCTCACACTTCTTCCTTTTCTTGTAGCCAGAGCGCTGTAACGCTGTGATCCCACCCACACGTTTGCCCGCTCGTTTCCTGTTGCAGGCGTCACAAAGACTGCGCCAGTATACCTTGTCGCCACGCCTGTAGGCATACGCCCTTGGTCGGCTCTTGCACTGCTTACACAACGGTCTAAGACTCTTGTCCATAAGCATATTTACGTCGCCTATATAGGCACCTGGAAAATGGTAAATTCTGTCATAAAAACCATATGATCTAATAAATAACTCTAGTATACACGTAACTTGCAAGGAGAATACGAAAAATGGCTTTAACATCACCAGGGGTAGAAGTTTCAGTAATAAACGAGAGTTTCTACGTACCATCAGATGCGGGTACAACACCACTATTCATAGTAGCATCATCACAGGATAAGACCAACGGAGCGGGAGACGGCACTGCGGCAGGAACAACAACCGCCAACGCCAACACTGCTTACCTTATCTCATCACAGAGAGAATTGACAGAGACTTTTGGAGATCCAAAATTCTACACTGACGCTTCAGGAAATTCATTACACGGTTATGAATTGAACGAATGGGGTCTACAGGCCGCATACAGTTTCCTAGGAGTGGCCAACAGAGCATACGTTTTAAGAGCCAACGTTGACACCAACGGATTGATCGGAAGCGCGGCGGCTCCAACAGCGGCACCAACAGATGGCACATACTGGTTTGACCTTGCATCAAGCACGTATGGTATCTTCGAATGGTCTGCGACTAACCAAGCATTCACAACAATAACTCCGATACTGATCACTTCAACAAGTGACCTGGTTGGCGCGGTGAGCACTGGTGCACCGAAGACATCAATTGGAATCATCGGACAGTACGCGATCAACACCACACACGTTTCTAACAAAATGTACTACAAGAACTCAAGCAACGCTTGGGTGCAGTTAGGATCAAGTGCATGGCACTTGTCACATCCGGTGGTAACAGTTGCGT